CGAAAGAGGGGGATTTAAGTGGGCTGAATAATGTGTTTTAAAAAGGAATAAACAATGCATAAAACTAAACCAAAGCTGATCCAGCTAATTCATATTGCCAAGCAAAAACTGGCAATGGATGAATATAGCTACCGCGCCATGCTTGAGCGCGTTACCGGGAAAACATCATGCAAAGAAATGAGCGTGGCAGAGTTAATGAAAGTGGAAGCGGAAATGGAAGCCAAAGGATTTAAGAAAACCAGCCGCCGAAATCATTCGCCAAGCGGAAAAAGTGCGGTTGTAAAAAGCAACATTGCGTATAAAATTCGCGCCATTTGGATTGAAATGAGCAAGCAAGGGCTTGTGCGAGACGGGTCGGAAAATGCGCTCAATGCGTTTGTGCGCGGCGTAGTGAACCCAATTTACGCTAAGCGCGGGATGAATATTCAAGTGCTTAACGTGGGCGCTTTACGCGATGATATGGCCAGTTTAGTGCTTGAGCGATTGAAAAAATGGCAAGCAAGAGGTGGTCTATGAAATTATGCCGCTGTCCTGTATGCCACTCCGATATTCATTTAGACCAACTTTTAGAAGATGAAGCGGGGCGCGAAATTTTAGGGCTGCTCACCGAGTTAAAATATGGCGTAGCCCGCCCTTTGGTTTCATACATTGCACTATTTCGCCCGGATAAATCAGCGCTAAGCAACTCAAGAGCGGTTAAATTAATGCGCGAAGTGCTAGATTTATTCCCGCCTTCTCAATTATTAGCCCACTGTTTGAGTGAAACGGTCAATTCAGTGCAGAAAAAGCGCCGAGAAAGCCGAAATCTCGCCCCGCTTAACAATCACCGCTATTTAATGCAAGTGATGGAAACGAACCGACCACTCTTTTCTGGTACAGGCTCAGCAGCCGTAAACAACGCAGAACGCCAACAGGCAGAGCGCACCAATCACGGCAATGATGATATTGAAAACACCATTTTATATATTGAGCGTTTTTATCAGCTAGGGCAACCGGTGGAACACTTGCCAGGCTATGATGTATGGAAAAAGTGGAAAGATAAACAGCAAAAATGAACTTTTTTTAACCGCCGAAAGGCGGTTTTTTTATTTATAAATCAAGTAATTATTTTCAAACAAAGACTTGACTTGCAAAAATAATCCGCACAACGCATTGTAAAATCGCTATAATTTTGAACAATAGTGATCGTCCAACCAGTAGGGGTGGCTATGTTGAATGCAAGCAATGAACAAATTGAAACGTTTAATGAGAAAGCGCCTGAAATTTTGGCGGATTTAGCAAAACATACAGAAGTAAAAATTAAAGAAAAAATCGCTGATATTGAGCCAAAACTCGCCCAGCAAATCAGCATTGAAGTGGCAAACCATATCGCACAATGCTGGGGCGGTGAGGTGATTTATATCCCGCGCAACCTTGTTTTATTACTAAACGAGCGTGACCGTAAGATTTTTAACGAATTCAACGGCACAAATCACCGTGAACTTGCGCGAAAATACAACGTATCAATGCAGTGGATTTATCAGATTGTGAAGAAAATCACAAAAGAAGAAATCGCAAGACGTCAGTTTGATATGTTTGGCAACTCATAACCGATAAAAATGACAAAAAACGTCCGAAAGGGCGTTTTTTTGTGGGCAGAATTTTTATATCATGAGATTTCAATTTAGCAATCTAAGGATTAATTTATGATTGACGAAGATATATTAAACATAGCAAGAAAAGCATGGAAAAAAAAAGACTACAATGCCGCACGGGATTTCTACCAACAAGTAGCGTATGGTTACAACTACTTTACTGAGCCGGAAAAGGAAGCATTCACAAAAGAAGTGTCGATTTTTGCCGGTGAAGACCCTATGTATCAGGAGATTTTAAAGTTAGTTATAAGTCAAATTATGTTAGAAAAGGAGCCTTTATTACAAAGTAAACTCACTAATATAGTTAAACAGGATCACGGCGAAAGAGGCGCGGAATTGTTACGTTATGTACTTTATTATGCGGATTATCGTGGAGAGGTTATAAGGAAGAAAGCTGGACGTAGCTATATTTTAGAACTTCCCAAAACGCTTTCTTTTACAGAAAACACATCAAAATCTGAACCAATTGAGGATTCAGAGAAACCATTGTCAATTATTCAAGCTCTAAAAACTGGTATTAATAAAGCTAAAAACGAACCCACTAAGCCTAGTGATATAATTGGGCTTATCATATTTCTAGCAATTATCTGGGCCGTATATAAGATTTTTTCGTAACGATTATCTTTAAATCAATTTAAAATCAATAAAAAAACATCCGTTTTAAACTCCTTTGTAGTCTTACAAAAGGAGTTTTTTTATGTCTTTATCCTTACCTATCACAAAAATTGTGATCCATTGCTCCGCTACTCGTAACGGCAAGCAACTCAGAACAGTTAATCAAACCGCCGCTCAACGTATTAATGACTGGCACTCACAACGCGGCTTTAAACGCGACCCAATTTTAGCCAAAAAATTCAATCCGCACCTGCCTAACATTGGCTATCACTTTGTAATTGACACCGATGGCACGGTTGAAACAGGCCGAATGGTTGGCGAAGTTGGTGCGCACGTGAAAGGTCATAATCAACACTCGCTAGGCATTTGCCTTGTTGGCGGTATTGACGAAAGCGGTCGCAACTACGGCGAATACACTGAAAGACAATGGCTCGCGTTGCACAAATTGTTGCAAAAACTAGAGAGTGAACACCCCAGCGCACGCATTTGTGGACATCGTGATTTGAGTCCAGACGTTAATGGTGACGGCACAATCACCCCGAATGAGTGGATTAAAGACTGCCCATGTTTTGATGTTTGGACGTGGTTGGATAGTGAGCAAGTGATTAACGTTGACCATTTATTTCGGGGGTAAATATGGGACTTGCAATGTTTTTATTCGGCGTGTTCGTCTTTTTAGCCGTTATTTTACTAATTATAGACCAAGAGTTTGCTGCACTTTTGTGCGCTGGCGGAGCGGTATGTTGTTTTGTCGTTATCATCACAATGATCAACATTCAGGACACCTGCCAGAGTTACGGCAAATTTAATGTGGGCGGTAATTTCTATCAATGCCAAAAAATTCAGGAGGGGAAATGAGCGCGCCAACCTATTCAGCAACGGCTAAAAAATCATTTTCACGCGGCTGGAAATCAAGCAATAACGCGCAACGCAACCGAGTTGTAAATAAAGGTATGACCGCCGCCACCGTTTTTTATGCTCGTTGGAGACCATGATGGAGCGAGAAGTACGTGGCATTACACTGTTTTCAGTGTTATGGGAGATCATGATTTTTGGCGGCTTTATATCTGCCAATGAGCTTGCAATAAAGAACCTTGTTCAAGCCTATGAGTGGTTGTTTTACTTTTTTACAGCGATTTCGTTGTTGGCGCTTTTATGTGGTACTTCTTCTCTATACCAATATACAAGAGCCAAGTTTTATTGGGAAATGGTAACCAGCACTCTGCTGGGCTTAATGTTGGCCTATTACGGTTATTTTTTCTGCGCGAGCGTACTGACATTATGGGGGTATGTTTCAGCGCAACAAGATTATTTCAATAAGGGAAAAGAAAATGGGAATGAAAGAACTGATCACCAACAATGATGGACGATTATCAACGACAGCGTTCATCCAGTTTTTTGGCGCGCTATTAATGGCCGGCGTGCTGGTCTATACCGTATGGTTGGATCGTAGTTATGTGGGCGAATTATTTACAACATTTGCTATTTTTTGCGGCGGTGGTGCAGCAACGAAAGGCTTCGCCAACGCAATGCAAAGCCGCAATGGGCAAGGAGGTAACGGTGATTAATCTTTATATTGTAGGGGCGGCTTTCGCCGTTTTGGCTGGCGTTTTTATCCATGGTCGCGTGCAAGCGGCCAAAATTCGCAAGCAACAAGAAGAGATCGAATTCGTAAAACGTGAAGCGGCCGCAGTCGCACAGGAGTTAGAAAATGCAAACACTGCAAAAAACATTACTGAAACTAACCGCACTTTGTCTAGCAAGTCTGTTGATGAGCAGCTGCAGTCAAAAGGTTATTTCCGTGAAGACTAGCGGATGTTCAGCATTCGGTCTTATTTATCCAAGCCGTAAAGATACAGAAGAAACCAAACGGCAGGTGCTTAATCATAACTTGACTTATGAAAAAATCTGCCAAAAAAAGGAACCTAAATAATGCTAGAAACACTGGAATTTATCCAACGCCATTGGGCAATCGTTGTGGCGATTGGCGGGGCTGTGTGGACTTATTTTTGGTTGACAATGGACAGCAAATACGCGCGCAAAACCGATGTGTCAGACTTGCGCAAGGCGATTGAAAACAACGAAAAAAGCCTATCGGAAGTCAAAGGCGAATTAAGACATCTGCCAACGTCAAAAGAAGTGGCTGATTTGCGTTTATTAATGACGGAAATGAAAGGCAAAACCGACGTATTAAATACCAACATTGGCAGCCTTAACCATCAAGTGAAGTTGTTAATTGAAAAAGAGGTAAATAAAGAATGATGCGCCAAGATATTTTCACCAAAGACCAGCGTTTGGTTATTCTGCGCTCGCTTGAAGAGTGTGGTTATGATGCCAATGAAAGCATTTTAAGTGATTGCTTAGATATGTATGGCCACGATATTAGCCGAGACTTAGTGCGAAACCACCTGTTATGGCTTGAAGAGCAAGGCTTGATTACGCTGGCACGTTTAAACAATAACGGCAAAGATTTCTTCGTGGCTACTATCACACAGCGTGGGTTGGATGTGGCACAAGGTCGCGCTTTTGTGGACGGCGTAAAAAAGCCAAGTCCAAAGATTTAAACCCAATTTAAAGGAGGTTTAAATGACCGATAAAAATACACGCGGCCGCGCAAGCAAAGTGGACTTACTTCCACCTAATATCAAAACCCAACTGGCAATGATGTTGCGGGATAAACACCTTTCACAAGCGCAAATCCTTGAAGAAATCAACGACCTGATCCGTGATTGCGGGTTAGATGACAGCTATCAATTAAGCCGCACAGGCCTTAACCGTTACGCCAGCCGCATGGAACAAATGGCAAGCAAAATTCGCAACGCGCGTGAAGTCGCCGAAATTTGGACGAAACAATTCGGTGAAGCGCCGCAGAGCGACATTGGCAAGCTATTGATGGAAATTGTTAAGAACCTGGCGTTTGAAACGTCCATCGGTATGAGTGAAAACGGCCAGGCAGAACCAAAAGACCTTGCGTTATTATCATCCGCCATTCAACGTTTAGAACAGGCTGAAAGTTTAAGTTTTAAACGTGAGCAAGCAATACGCCAGGAAACCATTAAGCGTGCCGCAGAAGCCGTGGAAGAAGTTGGGAAAGAACAAGGCGTGAGTCTTGAAGATGTGCAAAAAATGGTAAAAGCAGTTTATGGCATCGAATAAAACCGTTCTCTATAACTATCAAAAAAACTGGCTAAATGATAAAAGCCGGTTCAAGGTGGCTATGTTTGCGCGTCAGACGGGTAAAACATTTACGACCACATTTGAAATTGTGATGGATTGTTTAGCGGCCGAGGCTAAGGGGGAACGCACGCGCTGGGTGATCTTATCTCGCGGGGAACGTCAGGCAAAAGAAGCGATGAACGAGGGGGTAAAACGCCACCTTGAAGCATTAGGCATGGTTTGTGAAGTATTAGAAGTGCCGTTCAATTCAACAATCAACGCGCTCGAAGTTGTTTTTCCTGGTGGCTCAAAAATCACCGCACTTCCAGCCAACCCCGATACAGCACGTGGTTTCTCAGCGAATGTATTCCTAGATGAGTTTGCTTTCCATGCGGATAGCCGCGAGATTTGGAAAGCCTTATTCCCGGTAATCTCTGCCGGTTGGAAATTGCGCGTGGTATCAACACCAAACGGCAAGGGGAATAAGTTTTACGAATTAATGACCGATGTCAATAACACTGAATGGTCTCGCCACACAGTTGATATTTACCAGGCGGTCGCCGACGGATTGCCTCGTGATGTTGAACAGCTTCGCCGTGGTTTAAATGATGAAGACGCTTGGGCGCAAGAATTTGAACTCAAATGGCTAGATGAAGCCAGCGCGTGGCTATCATACGACTTAATTGATGGTGTAGAACACCCGGACGCTGGCAAACCTGAACTCTATCAAGGCGGTGCTTGTTTTGTTGGGATGGATATTGCGGTGCGCAATGACTTAACGGTGATTTGGGTGGTTGAATTGGTAGGCGATGTTTATTGGACGCGAGAGATTGTGACATTAAAACGCGTGCAATTACGCCAACAACAAGAAGAATTAAACCGCATCATGCGCCAGTATCACGTGGTAGGCGGTAATCTCGACCAAACCGGCATGGGTGAAAAAATGGTCGAGGATGCGCAATATGAACACGGCAAGCGAATTCAAGGTGTCCTTTTTAATGTTTCCACCAAACTAAAAATGGCCACTATCGGTAAAACGGCCTTTGAAGACCGCAAAATTCGCATCCCGCAAGGTGATGCCGATTTGCGAGAAGATTTACACAAACTCAAAAAAATAACCGGCAGTAACGGCCAGCCACGGTTTACCGCAGAAAGCGACAGCAACGGTCACGCCGACCGAACCTGGGCGTGCTTTTTAGCTTTAACCGCTGCAACGGAGGCGGTTATGCAACCGGTCAAGGCGTACAGCCGTAAACAACGAACAAGTCGTAAAATGACCCAAGGATATTAATTATGACAACAAAAAAACAAGATTTAATCGGCGTCATCGCTACCCGCGCGAAGGCTATCGACTTTTGGTCGTTTATGCACTACCTCCCAAACCCTGATCCAGTATTGAAGAAAATGGGGCGCGACATTTCAGTCTATCGCGAAATTTTGTCAGATAGCCATGTGGGCGGTTGTGTTCGCCGCCGTAAAGCCGCCATTAAAGGTTTAGAGTGGCGCATTACCCCAACTGGAAATGAAAAAACAGATGAAATCCTGGCAACGCTTTTTGACCACTTACCAGTAAATCAAATCATCAATCAAATTTTAGACGCCACCCTGTTCGGTTACCAGGCGCTTGAGGTAATGTGGGCAAGTGAGAACGGGTTATTGCTCCCGACTGAAATAGTCGGAAAGCCACAAGAGTGGTTTGTATTTGATGAAGACAACCATTTAATGCTGCGCACAAAAGAGAACCGCAATGGCGACATTGTGCCGGAAAAGAAATTTTTACTCGCCACCCAACAAGCCGACTACATGAACCCATACGGTCGCGCAGACCTAGCAATGTGTTTTTGGGCAGCGACCTTTAAGAAAGGCGGGTTCAAGTTTTGGTTAGAGTTTGCTGAAAAATACGGCTCGCCGTGGTTGGTGGGTAAATACCCACGAAACGCTAACGCTCATGAAATTGATGAGTTGTTAGATAGCATGGAAAAAATGCTCGGCACAGCCGTGGCAGCTGTCCCGGATGACAGCTCTATTGATATGCTTGAAAGCGGAAGCAAAGGCGGGTCATCACAGGTGTTTGATGATTTCTTGCGCTACTGCAAATCAGAAATCGCCATCGCATTATTAGGGCAAAATCAAACCACAGAAGCCGAAGCAAATCGTGCAAGCGCCACGGCTGGCTTAGAAGTGACCCGTGATATTCGCGATGATGATGCCCGCATGGTTGAAGGCGTGTTTAACCAATTACTAGCCTGGATTTGTGAGTTAAATTTCCACGTGGACATGATGCCGACATTTGAGCTTTATGAACAGGAAAGCATTGATAAATTACAAGCCGAGCGTGACGAATTATTGGCGGGTTTAGGCGTGCAATTCACCGAACAATACATCATGCGAACCTATGGGTTTGAAGAAGGCGACATTGTAGTTGCCGCACCTGAAAAAAGTGCGGCCAAAAATACGGCCGATTTCGCCGAGGCGATTCCTAAGTCTATCGTGGAAACCATTGGGGAACAGTTAGAAGTCGAAGGTGAACCATTTGTAGAAGAATGGCTGCAAACTATCCAGGATAAGCTATCTCAAGCAGAAAGCCTGGAAGATTTTCGCTATCAGTTAGACAGCTTAATCCCTGAATTGAGTTTTGCAGAATACGGCAAAGTAATGGCGTGGGCATCAACAGCAGCACACTTTGCTGGTCGTCAGTCCGTTGAAGATGAGCGTAAATAAAATGAGTAAATTCACTTTTGAAGAGCAGGTCAAATATTTTGAGAAAAAACTCAATTTGCCTACCAATAGCTATTTAGACGTGCTAGGTGAAGAACATGACTATTTTTTTATGGTGGCTGGCGCAAACCGTAATGAAGTGCTGACGGCATTTCGCGAAGCGGTAGATGATGCCATTGCAAATGGTGAAACCTTAGAGGGGTTTCGCAAGCGTTTTGATGATATTGTGGCAAATACCGGCTGGCAATATAACGGCGGGCGAAACTGGCGCACCCGGATTATTTACGACACCAACGTTTATGGCGCGTATAATCGAGGACGATTGGCGCAGCATTTGGATTTGGTTGATGTATTGCCTTATTGGGAATATCACCACCATGATAATGAACACCCGCGCGAGGAACATATCGCGTTAGACGGCACAATTCTACCCGCCACAGATCCGTTTTGGCGCTACTATTACCCAATCAAAGCGTACGGCTGCCACTGCACGGTATCAGCGCACGATGCCGATGATTTAGCTGAAATGGGGCGAAAAGTGAGCCCATCACCTGAAATTGAGTGGGAAGAAAAACTGGTAGGCGTTCGCTCCGGCAATCCACGAACAGTACGCGTGCCGAAAGGTTATGACGTGGGATTCGCACCTTATAACTTTGAGCGCCTAACGCAATCTCGCGATGTTGATGTGGATAAGTTGTTATTACAAAAAATGACAACCGCCGAGCCGCATTTGGCGAGCCTGTTAATTGATGATGTATTGAAAAGCCCAAAAGCCATGGTGCTATTAAACGGCGCGATGAAAGAAATGGTCGACACAGTCAGTCAGCAAAAAATCGCACGTGGCAATATGAAGTATGTGGGAGCGATTCCTGAACCGGTATTAACTAAGCTGGACAATTTAGAAAAAGCCCCGCAGAGCGCGGTAATCGCTGTGCGTGATGAAGATGTGCTGCATGCATTACGTGATACCAAACAAGCTAAAGGCATTAGCTTGCCGGTGGAGTTTTGGGAACAGTTACCTGAGAAATTGAGAAACCCTAAGGCGATTTTATTGCAATCGAAAGAACAGCAACGCAATAAAAATGCTGGCGACGCGTTGTTATTTATCTATGAAACAGAGAAAGGCAAAGTCGCGGTTAAGATGGACTATGAAGTAAAAATCAAGGATGAATTAAGTGGTAAAAAACTAGCTCACAAATTGAATATTGTGAGAACGGCAAGTGTGGTTGAAGATTTTACCCAGCTTGGGGCATTTGAAGTGTTGTATGGTTCGCTGTAATAGTTTGCCTGATTCGAACAGGATAATCAGCCGTCTTTCGACCCTGGACCCTTTCCAGTTGGTAACCCCTATTACAGCGTATAACCTTTTGCGGTGGTTTGCCTGATTCGAACAGGATAATGCGGGCTTATGCCAGGCAACCTTTCCAGTAGGAAACCCCCACCGCAAATTCACTATACGCCCAGGCATTATTTTTATCAAGAGAAAATTATGTTAAAGATTACCATTAACGATAATCAAGCTATTCAGAAATTGACAAGCATTGCAAATCAATTAGAAAAGCCACGTCAGCTGTATGGCTTGCTGGGTGAAACATTGAAAAAAATTCATGATGCCCGCTTTAAAGCTGAGATTGATCCAAAAGGTAATCGTTGGCAAGCGTTATCGCCACGCACAAAAGCGTTAAAAATGAAACGCGGTAAAAGCACAAAGATTTTACGTCAAGATGGTTACCTATCAGACAGAACCGCGTATAATTACGACAATGACCATGTTGAGTTTGGTAGTGACGCGAAATATGCGCGCCTACATCAATTCGGTGGAAACGCCGGACGTGGTCGTAAAGTTAAAATTCCCGCGCGCCCTTGGTTGGGTATCAACGAAAGTGACGGTCAAAAACTTCTGAAGAAATCCACCGCACTTTTACAACGACAAATTGACAAAAATCTAAAGTAAAAGCTAAAAATCAAAATAACGCCACAAATTCGCGCTGTGGCGTTTTAATTTAAAAATAATGTAATTTATCGTCTTAAAAAATTTAAACGCACTTAAACGCATTTAAACGCCTCTTAAACCGTTTTAGATTTGTAGGTTATGTGCATTTCACTTCAAACGGAATTTTCCCCCTTTTTATTCTTTCAATCACTTTAAAATCCAAACCTATCATTTTCTCCTATGCTAGCGGTATTCAAACGAGGATACCTTATGCAATTAATTGAGATTTTCAAAGCGGGCAAACGCACTGATGCAAATGGCTTAGAAGTGGAAATTACCACGGAAGATTTGCAGCAAGCGGTCAATGCCTACAACGTAAACTTTCATGAGTCCCCGGCGGTAATTGGCCATCCTAAACACAACGCCCCCGCGTATGGTTGGGTAAAACGCCTTGAATTAGACGGCGATGTATTAAAAGCCGAATTCGACCAGGTAGACCCTGAATTTGCCGAAATGGTAGATAAAGGGCGATTCAAAAAAGTCTCATCATCATTTTATTTAGCAGACAGCCCAAACAACCCTTGCCCTGGCAATTTGTATTTGCGCCATGTTGGATTTTTAGGTGCGATGCCGCCAGCGGTAAAAGGCCTACGCAACCCGGAATTTGCTGAAGACGAGCAAGGCGTGGTTGATTTTTCTGATTGGGCAGAAGCCAGCCTTTGGCGTCGCTTGCGCGATTGGTTTATTGGCACGCACGGCCAGGAAGAAGCTGATAAAGCCATCCCGGACTATCTCGTGTCAAGTGTGCAAGAAGAGTACATCCGAAACGAATATAAGCGTTACAACCAAACGGAAGTCGGCTCGCCTATTCCTAGTTTTAACGAACCCACTTTAGAACAACCTTCAGAACCACAAGGAGAACCTGAAATGACCCCTGAAGAAATTGAACAGCTCAAGGCAGAAAACCAACAGTTGAAAGCCGAAAAAGCTGAAGCAGCACTTAACCAAGCAAAAGCCGACAACGCCGACTTTGCCGAAGGTTTAGTAAAAGCGGGCAAATTAGCCCCGGTGGCAAAACAACAAGCCATTGATTTATTAAATCTCGGTTCAACAAGCGCAGCTGGCGGCGTGGTTGAATTCGGTGAAGGTGAAAGCCTACACGGAAAAATCAAGGCGTTTTTAGAAGCTCAGCCCGCTATCGTTGAATTTAACGAAGTGGCTACCAAAGAAAACGCCACAACCGCAGAAGACGGCACGGTGGAATACGCCGAAGGCACAAGCGCTGAGTCCATTGATATGGATAAGAAAGTCCGCGCTTATATGAAAGAACACAATGTGGGCTACACAACCGCATTTAACGCAATCACTCAATAAGGAGCAAATGCATGACTGATTTATCAAAACAACGCGTAGTTGACCCGGTATTAACGGCGCTCGCACAAGGTTATTACAACGGCAACATGATTTCTGAAGTGTTGTTCCCTATCGCTGAAACTCAAAAAGAAGGTGGCAAAATCCCTACATTCGGTCGCTTAGCGTTCCGTTTGCAAACCACAAAACGTGAGCTTCGTGCAGCATCAAATCGTTTAACGCCGGAAGATATTGGTTCATTGACCGTTGTTTTAGAAGAAAACGACATCGAATATCCAATCGACATCCGCGAAGTGAATGAAACCGAAGGTGTTTATCCATTACGCCAATATGCAACCGGTGTTACACAAGATGTCATCGCACTCGGTCGTGAAAAAGCTTGTGCGGACTTAGCTTTAAATGAAGCAAATTACGAAACCACAAACAAAGTGACCTTAAGCGGCACGTCTCAATTTACCGACCCTAATTCAGACCCTATTGGTGTGATTAAAACCGGTATTCGTGCAATTAAACGCACCACAGG